GGCATCAAAGAAAGCTTACTATAATATTGTTTTTGAATGATGACTATGAAGGTGGCCGTTTATATTTAAAGACAGGAAATCAAAAAATATACCCACAACAAAACGCTGGAGATGTTATTATTTTTCCTTCTTTTTTTCTTCACTCTGTTGAACCTGTTTTATCAGGCACAAGGAGAACAATAGTTTCTTGGTTGAAAGGTCCAAGCTTTAATTAATGACAATGCAAACACATTACTTTCCAAACATAGGGTATATATCAGATGATGTGCCTGAAAATTTACTTGCACGACTAAAAAAAATAGTAAACGAAAAAAATTTAGAAAAACATAATATGGATTTAGCAGGTAATATAAGAAAAGAATTTAAAATACCAAAAGCATTAGGTTATTTTGAAGGTTATATTATAGACCTGTGTAAAAAATATGACGAAGAGTTTAATTATGTGAAAACTATAAAAGTAACTAAACAAGCCCATCCGTTTTTTCTAGAATCAATGTGGGTAAACTTCCAAAAAAAACATGAGTTTAATCCTATTCACATACATTCAGGAGTTTTTTCTTTTGTAATATGGTTGCAAGTGCCTTTTACAAAAGACGAAGAGAAAAAATCTTCTCCAGGTGCAGAGGGTAATACAGATCAAGCAGGTGCTTTTCAATTTCATTACAGTGATGCACTAGGAGGTTTGCAACATGATACGCATTTCGTAGATAAAGAATGGGAGGGTAAGATTTTTTTATTCCCTGCTTTATTATCACACTCAGTTAGTCCTTTTTTTAGTTCTGATGATTATCGTATAAGTGTTTCAGGAAACGTGTTAATAGATGTCTAAAATGATTAATAATGATTTAATAGAAAAAATAAAAAAACTACCTATAAATTTAACAGAAGACAGTATATTAGAAAAATTATTAGATAGAAGACGTTGGCCAAAACAATATTTGCACGGACAGCCTAGTGTCGAAGCCATATTAGATGATGGCTCAAAGCATCAAGATTTTTTTAATGATGATTTATATTTATCGTCTGAAAAATGTATAGAGTGTTATGAAGAAGGTTATACACTTATACTGTCAAGCATAGGAGGCATTTCAAAAGATGTCTGGATTATACAACAGCTATTAAACTCATGGTTTGGAACAAATATTTCTTTGAATTTTTATTTAGGTAACGGTAAAAAATCTATATCTTTTGAACAACATAAACATGACTACCCAGTAATAATAAAAAATGTGTACGGAGAGTCCACGTGGATGATAAACAATGAGAAAAAAACTTTGAAAGATCAAGATGTAATCTGGTTCGATAAAAACGTAAATCATCAAGTATTAGAGATACAAAGTCCTAAATTATCCTTAACTTGTAACATAGAGGTAGATAAAAATGATTAAACAAGAAGAATTAAAAGACAAAAAATTTAAAATATTTTTAGGTATGCCCATGTACGGTGGAATGTTAACTGAGGCAACATTACATGGATTATTAGAATTACAACAATGGACACAAGCTTTTGGTGTTGGATTACGAATACAAACGATGGGTAACGAAAGCTTAATTACTAGAGCTAGAAATACAATAGTATCTATGATGATGGATCAAACAGATTTTGTTGCAAGTCATTTACTTTTTATAGATGCAGATATTGGTTTTACTTGGAAAAACGTTCAGAGATTACTTTGTGCTGATAAAGATGTTGCTTGTGGTATATATCCTAGAAAACATATTTATTTAGAAAAAATTAAAAAAATTTTAGAAGAAAATCCAAACGCAACATCAGATGACATTGAAGCTAGAGCTTTAGGATATAATTTAAATTTTGACGATCCAACTAAATTAAAAGGAGAAAATGGTTTTTTTAAAGTCAACGAGGCAGCAACCGGTATGATGCTTGTGAAACGTAATGTTTTTAGAACAATGTTCAAAAAGTTTCCAGATAGAAAGTATGAGTCGGACCAAATAGTTAACGGTGGAGGTTATAGATCTGATAATTGTTATGATTTGTTTGCTGTAGGTCCTTATCAAACTTTAGATCAAAAAAGATACCTCTCGGAAGATTATTACTTTTCTCGCTTATGGCAAGAGTGTGGTGGGGATATATGGGCAGATCTTTCCATGCCCTTAACTCATTTTGGTAATAGAGCTTACAAAGGCCACGTTGGGTCTTTAGTTGCTAAAAAAGAGTAATTTATATATATTTGTGCCATGCCCCTAGTAAATTTTAGACCAGCTCCTGGTATTAATAAAGAAGTCACTGATTACACTGGCCAAGGTAAATGGACAGATGGTGATATGGTGCGCTTTTTTCAAGGATCTGCACAAAAAATTAAGGGTTGGGAGAGATTTATTTCTACAACTTTAGTGGGTGTTGCTAGAGATCAACACGCATGGGTAGCACTTGACGGCACTAGATATAGTGCATTTGGCACAGATAGAAAGCTTTACGTTCATGAAGAAGGTAAAGCTTATGATATTACGCCAATAAGAAAAACAACATCATCTATATCAAATCCTTTCACAACAAATGCTACTACCTCCGTAGTCGTTACTGATACATCGCATGGAGCAGCTAAGGGTGACTTTGTTACTTTTGACTCGTTCTCAGCGATAGATGGCTTAGACATGAACAAAGAGTTCGAAGTAACATCAGTGGCCAATAATAATGCCTATATTGTTACTGCTGATTCGGCTGCCTCAGGATCTACCTCAGGTGGTGGTGGCACAGGTAATATTAAATATCAAATAAATGTTGGTCCTTCTTTATCCACTTCAGCTTTTGGTTGGGGGACAGATACATGGGGATCAGGCACATGGGGTACACCGTCTAGCACATCTAATGTCACTTTGGAGGCAAGACAGTGGTCATTAGATAATTTCGGTCAAAAATTAATAGCTGTGGTTTTAAATGGTGGTGCTTTCGAATGGAGTCCTGATTCAGGAGTATCAACTAGAGCCACTGCCATAACAAACGCACCTACAGCATCAAGACTAAGTTTAGTATCTACACCAGATAGACATCTGTTATTTTTTGGAACAGAATCCACAGTCGGTACGATAAGTTCACAAGATGATTTATTATTAAGATTTTCTAGTCAAGAAGACATAAACACATATCAACCAACTGCAGAGAATACTGCAGGGTCGCTACGAATTGCAGACGGCTCACGAATCGTAGCAGCAGAGCGTTCAAGAGGACAAATACTTGTTTGGACAGATACATCTTTACATAGTTTACAGTTCATAGGGCCACCATTTACTTTTGGACTTAGACAATTGGGTCAGAATTGTGGAATAGTAGGTATTCATGCGGGTGTAGACATAAATGGTGTAAGTTATTGGATGTCACAAGATTCTTTCTTTTTATATGATGGTTCTGTTAAAAAATTACCTTGTACAGTAGAACAATTTGTTTTTAATAATATTAATGTTACTGGATCAGAAAATGCTTTTGCCGGACATAATGGTGAGTTTAATGAGATTATGTGGTTTTATCCTAGAACAGGTTCAGATCAAATTAACGCTATAGTTGCATATAATTATTTAGAGCGAACCTGGTGGACTGGCACATTGGCTAGAACCACTTGGATTGATAGAGAAGTCTATGATAATCCTATAGCAACTGAGTTTGATTCAACAGCAACTGCAAACAATGAAACAATCGTTGGACTAACTGCAGGAGCATCATCTGTATTTTTACACGAAACAGGAAATAATGGTGATGGTGCAGCTATAACTGCTTTTGTCAAATCAGGAGTGGTTCAGATAGGTGAAGGAAACGACTTTTCTTTTGTATCAAAACTTATTCCTGACATTGAGGATCAAGAGGGAACACTAAATGCAAAATTAGAATTTAAAAATTACCCTAACAATAGCACAGCAGTAACAAAAACAGTTTCTTTTCAAGATAATACAGATTTTGTAAGTCTACGTGGTCGGGGTAGAGAGTTTACAGTAAACGTGGTATCTAACACAACTGGCACAGCATGGAGACTTGGAACACAAAGATTTGACATACAACCTGATGGAAAAAGATAAAATAGTTATTTCTGAAAAAGCTATTTATAAAAATAAAATAGATCTGAAAATTTGTAAAGATCCACAAAATTACATAACTAACAATAGAGATAAGTATACACACAACACATGGAATTGTGATGTTAATACATCTTTTAATTTAACTGACAATATTTTAAACATTGAGGAGCTTAGACTTTTAAAACTACATATTTTGTTTCACATAGATAGATATATGAGTCAAAACAAACAGTTTTTTGATGGATATATCTATAATTCTTGGATCAATGTATACAAAAAAAATTTTTATCAAGAGTTACATGTTCACACAGACCCTATACATAATTTTTTATCAGGTGTTGTTTATCTTACGAAAAACAACTCGGAAGTAGAGTTTAATCTCATCTTCCTCT